AAAAACTGTCGGACACGGCACTGAGAAACATTTTCGAGGCTGTCGATGACATTTCGGATTTGATCTCCCTGTCTGACGAGGACGAACAGGGTGTTTTGTTGATGTTCGTGTTTTGTCTGGCGATCACAAACCCGTACGTGCAGGGCGAAATATTGAACGGAAAAATCGGATCATTAGAGGATTTTTGCAAATTCGGAATGCAAAAGTCTCCGAGTGAATTTCTAAATTGAGGGGTATTTTATGGGCGAGTTTATGTTTTGGCTCTTGATTATAATTTTGTACATGGTCGGCGGGGCATTGTTTTGTGTGGCGTACACGGTCGGATTCCCGCAGGACAAGGCTCCGAACTTGGGGTTCATGGTTGTGTTTTGGGTATTTATTGCAATTGCACACATCGGATTTCAACTTGTCAGCGGGATCGGGAAAACAACGTCAAGGGTGATCCGGGTTTTTGATTCGGCGAAGTCTCCCCGGAGACGCTCCGGGCGGCGGGTGATTGATTCGAAAACGCGGGTGTACAAAGACAACGGACCGGGGACTGATTAATGTCAAAAAACGAATGCGCTGAATTTATCGTGACGGATGAAAAAGATTTTTTTTCCCGGCTGGAACAGGACGAAAAGTTGTTCGGGACGTTTACTCTCCCGGACGGTCGCGTTGTGTGTGGGTTTCGAAAAATCAAAGGGGCGATGTATGATTCGGAAAAAGGATTCGGGGTATTGTTACATCCTGACGATGTCAGGCACATGATCAACGTCCTGCGCATGGCGCGCCGGGACAGTAGGAAAACAGAGTATGAACGAAAAAACAAATCCGCCGACGGCGGATGATTACGAGTTGATCGAAAAGGTCGAGGGGGATTTATTCACGACGTGTCCGTTGTGTGATCCCCCGCAGTTGATATACAAGGACAAACTCAAATTGCACAGTGCCGTCGTGCATGGTTTACCGTCGGACGTATTGTTTGCCGACGACGAGAATGAGGACGAGAAACAAACAGGGGGTGTCATTGAAATATAGTACAATTGCGAGCATATGCGCAAAGAGGGAAAACAATGAAAGAATTATTTCGAACAACACACTCGAATGCTCCAAAATTTATACTGCCGGAAGCAAAGACACGTCCCGAAGATTATCCGCCCGAATATGTTGAGCAAATGGGGATCGATCTCGATGAGGCGATCGCTCGACAGGCGGCAAAACTCTCGGCGGAAACCCGGAAAAGCGTCAACCTGTTCGAGACAGGTCGATCAGTTGCAGGGTCCGGCGGTCAAAAATTCACTCAGCGAAGATTTAAAAATCGCGTAAGTACATTGAAAAATCTCTCCGAATCGGCGATCCCTTCCCGTGCGATCAGTATTGTCCGGGGCGGCATCGGGAATCTTGAATACATTATCCGCCCGAAAAACAGCAACCTCAAACCGACAGAGGTCGCGGCATACGAAAAGAGCATTCAAACGGTGAGGAAAGTCATCGACACTCCGAATGCGACCGACGACAATCTCTCCGCATTCCTCGGACAGATCGTCGAGGACATTCTCGTTTTTGATGCAGGGTGTTTTGAGTATGTCCCGAAACCGAAATTTTCAAACGGGATTTTGTCTCTTGAAGTCGTTCCCGGATATTCAATCGCACAGTCGGGGGTTTGGCAGGGAGACCCGAAAGCGATCCGTTGGGCGCAGGTTGTCGAGGGAGTGCCGAGAGTGCATTTCCGGGATGAACAACTCGAATATATCATGATGAGAAAAAGGTCGTGGACTCCGCACGGATTCTCGAAACTCGAAACGGCAATGGAAATCCTCGACGCGTTTTTCAGTGTGTCATCGTTTCAGAGGGCGACCGCGTCCGAGGCGTTCCCGCCGTTTCTGGTTTGGTTGGGGGACAACGTCGGCGATGCCGAGATGAGACAAATGCGCTCGTTTTGGGACATGGAATTAAAAGGACGAGGCACGCCTGCGTTTTGGGCGAACACCGGGAAACCGGAAGTGATCAGTTTGAAACCTCACACTGACGACGGTTTGTTCCTGAAATACACAGAATTGTTGATCCGGGTCATTGCGTTTGTTTTTGATTTGAAACCGCAGGATTTCGGCATCGAGAGGGATGTCAACAGGTCAACCGCAGAGGTCGCGCAGTCCGCCTCGGTTGCCGAGGCTGTCAAACCTCTCGCTCAAATGATCGCGGCGAAATGCAACACTCGCGTCCTGCCGAAAATTGCCGAGATTACAGGCGACGAAAAAATTCTCGAACTTGAGTTTTTTTGGTCGAACGTTGATCCCCGTGATTTGAAACAAGAGAGCGAGATCATCCGGGGGAACACGGAACACGACATCCTGAAAATGGACGAGGCTCGTGCGATGCTCGATCTCCCGCCTCTCCCGAACGGGATCGGACAACTGTCCCTGAGTGCTTATCGTGAGGTCGTCAAATTCAATCCCGAACTCGCTGTCGATGAGGTGACGAGAAAATTGCTGTTCGGCGAGGATCTGGAAAAGGACGACGGAGTCGACCGGGATGAGGCGAATGTCGGAGAAACGGAATCCGAGACGGATGACAAAAAGGCGGTCGAAAATATTCTCAACGGGGGAGACCCCGCTGACGGCTAAAATTAAGGCACAGGGCGCGACTTTGAGAGGGTTGATGTAAACATATTCGGACGGGTCAAAGTCTCGTCAGAAACGATCCTGTGCGGTTTATGACGGGTTTTGACGACATATGCGCAAACTGAGAATAAAAGCACAGGGATTCCCGAAACTCTCCGTTGCTGAAAAGCGTCGTCGAGAGAGAGCATACGACGAGATATGGTCGGAGATCGAAACCGAGATCGAAAAGTTTCACGACCTGATCGCGAAAGAGGCTCTCGCCGAACTGCGCGAACTCGAAAAACTCTTTCCTATGTTGCGCCGTCTCGCGCCTGAAATCTCCGCGTCATCGACAGATCAATCCCTCGCAAGGCTCAACGCCGCCGCGACGGGGCAAGCGTATCAGGACGCGCTGAACATGAACCTGTCGACGATTCAATTGAAACGCGGCGACACATTTGAGACGAGGGTGTCCGGCACTCTCGGCAAGGCGAGCGAAAAATTCAGTGCGACAGCGACGACTCGCCTCGGATACAAATCCGTCGGGTATCCCCGCGCGATGAACTCATGGTTGAACAACCGTGTCCCGGAGATCGTCGAAAAGATCAGCAACGATCGCAAAAAATCAATATTTCAAACGGTCGCTCGCGGTGCGCGGAGAGGTGAAACGATCAACGAGATCGAGAATCGCGTCCGTTCAAAATATGACACTTTCGCCCGATCAACATCCGCCGGGATCGCCCGGACAGAGATCGGATTTATTCACGCTCGGTCGGAGTGGATCTCAATCAAGGCTCTCGGAATTGACCCGAAAACTCTCGACAAAATCTGGTTGTCTTCCCGCGACATGAGGGTCCGCGGATTGCGTAAAGGGGACAAGGCGCATCACAACACAATGGACGGACAGCGTCGGAGATTCGATCAACGATTTTCGAACGGATTGATGTATCCGAGAGAGGCGGGACAGTCGGCGAGAGAGGTGATCAACTGTCGGTGTGTCCTGTTGTTCGAACGTGTCGGCAAAATGCGCAGGGTTGACCCCGGCAAGTTCAACACGCGAACGACCGTCCCGTTCAATCAGTTCGGGGACAAGTGGATCGACAACGGACTCCCGTCATCGATAATTTTGCCGGAAGAATTGATCGAGGCTCTCGATCCGTTGATCCGGGACGATGTTCTCGACGCGGCGAGGGTGTTATTCGACAAAGGGAAACTCGCCGAGCCTGAGTTGTCCTCGTTGTTTCAAGAGATCGCGAAACTCGAAAACGGAGAGATTCATCATTTCGCGACTCGTCTCAAATCCCGGAAAAGCATCATTTCAAAACTCGGTCGAATTATGGACGAAAAAGGAATGAACTTGTCGCAGGCGATCGACGACATTCGGGATATTAATCGATACACAATGGTTTTCAAACACGAGTCGTTCACAAAGAACGCAACCTCGGCAATCAAAAAATTCGACGAGAAAGGTTGGAAACTGTTCAAGGCGAACAACTCATTCGACGATGATATGTATCACGGTTACAACACATGGTTCGTCAAAGACGGTCAATACATCGAGGTTCAATTCCATACTCCGACGAGTATCAAAATCAAAGATCCCTCGCACAAATTATTTTCAAAGTCGCGGGAGTTGGCAAAGGGATCGGCGGAGCGCAAGGCACTCGAAGATCAGATCCGGGATCTGTGGAAAAAGGACGTACTCCCGGACAACTGGCAGGCATTGCCGAAACCGGGACAGGTGATCGACGACGTTGTGAAAAAGGTTGATGATGTGGTCACAAAGATCGATGATGTCGTTGTGAAAAACGATGTGTTGTTACCGAAAACCGCGGATCAATGGACTGATGACGCTGTTGCGAATTATCAAAAAGAGGTTCGGAAGTTACGCGAAACAAATCTCGCGAGGCAGAAAGTGTTTGATCTGGATACAGGTGAACCTCTTAAAAACTACACGGATGTCGGGAAAGGGAATAAAAAATATTTAAAGATCAGCAAGTCTCCCGACGGTACTCCGTTTAATTCGCAGGATTGGAAAGCATTCACACAGTACGACAATTTCAAAGAGATGAGGGTGATCACGTCAGAGGGAGAATACATTGTCACGAAACCCCCGTCAGGTTTCGCATTCTCGGCGAACGACATCGAGCGAATGTATCTCGATTTAGTTGATGAGGTTTTCTTTGAGTGGAAAGACATTGAGACAACGACAAAAATGATAATGGACGAGGTCAACAAGAGGCTGGCGGCAAAGGTTGGAACTCAGTTCACGTTTGAGGTCAAACCCGCGGCGTTCCGGGTGTACGATTTACTCGACAATATTGACGATTTGAAAATGGTCAAAATGCCGACGGGTGTCCTCGATGCGAAACAAGCAAAATTGATGGAAGGGTACGCGGACGATATTTCCAAAAAACTTTTGGAAGTCGACGACCTGAAACCTGTCATCGGACAATTTGATGATCCGGCGGATTATCAGGCGGCTCTCGCGGAGTGGACGCAATACAAACAGGAACTCAAAAGCACGTTCCGCGCAATCAAGGACGGACAATCGGTCGGAGAGGGTGCGTCAATTGTTGTCAATGCCGAGAACAAGGCGGTCGGTGCGTTGTCATATACAGAGGCGCAAGCGGGGGAAAGTCTGTACGTAACAAACATCGGCGGCACACAAAACGGGTTGATGAAACACTTAGTCCGAGAGGCTGTCGAGGAATCATTCGAACAGAGCGCAAAAGGTGCGGTCAGGATGTATCCGCACATGATGGGATACGACGACATTGATGATCTGTTGCGCTCGCTTGGGTTCACCGAGACGGGCGGTCAATGGTCGTTGACATCGGTGAACGCTGAAAAACTCCGAAAGACTATTCAAAAGATCGGTCGTTTGAATATGTCAACACTGTATGAAGACGTTCTCTCTGCACTCGATGACGGGGTTCATTACATCGGGAAACGGGCGTTGCACAGTGCCGACGACAAGGAAATGCTCGAAGCGATCAACACAACATTGACGCGAAAAATAGATGACGGGTACGAACAATTGCGCCTGTTAGATGAGGGATCGGACGCATACAAGGCGGTCGAAGCTGACCTCAACGCGTGGCTCAAAATGAAACAAGCCGTCGGAGATGTGAGCGGCATCAATTCCGACTCCCTCGCGTTCATGATGAGCAACGGAAACGTGACGGGCGCGGTGCAATATGGGGATGTTCTCGGACACGTCAACCGAATGAGAATTAATCGACTGATCAAGGTCAGCGATGCCGGGGAAGACGTTTTCGAGGCATTGTTGCACAGGGTGATTGACACCTCGATCGCGACAAATCAACAGGGGACATTGCTTGTCAATTTCGCGTTCGACAACACTATCAAAGACGCGAAATCTGTTGTCGGCAAATTCTATAAAAAAGTTGGGTTCAAAAGGATAACGTCGGGACCGTATAAAGACAATATGTATCTGAAATCATACAAGGGTCTCAAATACAACGGGGTCGAGGTTGACACGTTTGTCCCGGCGAAGACGCTCGACGAGGCTCACGATTTCGCGAGGTTGCATTTCGGGACCGAAAAGTTTGAGACATCAATCAACCTCGATGCGTGGAACGTCGTGAACGAGGAATTATTTAAACAAAAAAAGTCGTGGGACTTCACATTGCGGACAATCGGAGATGCGGACCCGACAGCGTACGCAAGCGCAAATCAGGTATCAATGAATTTCAACCCGATGTTTTTCAACAACCCCGAATTTATGCTCGAAAAATTGAAAAACAATGTATACACAGGTTTTCATCCGATCGGCGGGGATACAATGCAGGCAGTCGTTCAGCATGAACTCGGACACGTCCTCTCGCTCGACGAGTTGTATTACGGATCATCCCGTTTCAAAAAAATAATTAAGGATATGTATTCCGAATACCGTCTTGAATTTAATCGGATAATGGTGAAATCGTCGCAGAGGACGGGATCGATGTCGATCAAAACGAACATGACGCACACGTACTCGTTGCAAAATGCGGACGAATTGACGGACGAATTGCGTGAAATGCTTGTATCGACGTATGCTCTCAAAGAACCCGCCGAGTTCATCGCCGAGGCGTTCTCAATGGCACTCAGTGCCGAAAACCCGACACCGTACGCGCAAAAGGTGTATGACTTGATGATCAAGTATTTGCAGAACACGCCGAGGCATTGAGCAAACGGTGCATAAAGTACAAGAGGAAAGAGGTGACAAATGCAACCGATAAATGAGCCGCAGTGTTTTGACTGCAAGTTTTTTCACAATGATCTCTCGTTGAGTCATGACCCGATGAACGGGTTTTCGTGTGACGCATTCCCTGCCGGGATTCCTGACGAGATAATCAACGGGAGTCACGATCACAAAAAGCCGTTCCCGAATGATCAGGGGATTCGATTCGAAAAAGCCGACGAGGTGTCGATCAAATGATCAAAGGGAAGAAACAAACAAAAATCGTCACTCGATTTTTTGTCAAGGATGTCCCGCTCCGCATTGTTCGGCGATATGAGAACGGCGACGATGTGCGGACGGAACGATTCAACGAAAGAGGGTACGAGTGGGTCGACGCGGGCGGTTTGTATTTGAGTATTGTCGGCATGGGGGGCGATTGCGATTTCGCTGAGTTGACTCTCAAAGAGGCTCGCGAGATCATTGGGGTGATTATCCCGGAGCATTTCACGAGAGCCGACAAATATTTGTTCAAGGATCTCCCCGATCCTGAGAAAGCGAAAAAGGTCGTCCCGAAAAACAACAGCGAGAAAAAATTGAGGTGAGCATGGTCAACGGAGTCGTGTGTGTTTGTTCGAGAGGTTTGATAATGTCGCAGACTGCCGAGGCGATTGATCGGAATAAGATCAACGCGCGGGGACGTTGGATCACAGAATACACTCACGATCTCCCGATCCCGGACGCACAAAACACAATCGTCGACAACGCGCTGAAACACTCCCCGACGTGGATCTGGTTTGTCGAAGAGGATGTCGTCCCGCCGGACGATGCTCTCTTGAACATGGTTGACTGTGCAGTTTCCGAGAGATCCCCGGTTGTCTCCGCATGGTACAACCTCGATAATGGGTCTCGGTCCGTGCTGTTGAATGACAACGCCGAATTGTTGTTCGCAGGTTTGGGCTGTCTGTTGATTCACAGGTCGGTTTTTGAAAAGATGACGAAACCATATTTTCGCACCGACACCTCGTGGACGGTCTCCCCGGAAGAGGGGAAATTGATCCGACAGTTCGATGTCGCCGACTCGATCAAATACGGAAAACAGGACATTCACTTTTTCGGAATTCTGGAAGAGTTGCAGATCAAACGAGTTTTTCTCGATGTGCATTGTTTACATCTCGCCGTCAAAAAATGGGGGGCTGAAAACAACAATCACGGGGCGCATAAATTGCGGCTCAAAGGAACTCGTATCACTCCGCCGACTGACGATTTGTGAACACCTGAAACCCGTCGAATTTTTTTTAAATTATTTTTTTGGCACGGAAATTGCTTGTAGTTTTTTTCTGATTTTGTCCTCGTAAGTTTTTTAAAATCAACACTTTAAAATCGGACTCACAGAATCGCTCTCACGCGACTTTCTCCGACCCCCGCTTGTGTTTGTATGTCCTCTTTTTGAAAATTCTCACAGCATTTTCCGTTACATTCGTTTAGAATCAACAACTTACAGGCGAAAAAAAATCATGCACAAAAATTGTGCAAATCGACACAGGCGATTCTAAGGCGATTTTTTTTCTGAGAATTGAAAGCAATTTTCGTTCCAGAAAAAAAGTTTCAATTTTTTTTCGGGGTGCGTCATCCCGCGGTGATACCATGTTTTCATGAATTTATTCACAGGGGAAACAAAGAGAAAAACGGGGTGTTCCCGGTGCGGAAATCCCCGGTTCAAACCCGACCCCTCGAACCCGTTCCCGTACTGTGACGAATGCGAGATTTGTGCAGATTGCGGGGGTGCAAAAATCTTTGAGGGGAAACCCTGCAAAAAATGTTATGGTCGCGGATACGTGGTCAAAAATGTCAAAACATGGGGACCGTCCGTCGGGGGCGGTTACGATTACGATGAGGAATCGGACGAGTTTTTTTCCGACGATGTGTTGCTCGATGAGGACATCGAATTGATCTCTCTCGAAGATTTGGCAGATGAGGAATTCGCCGAGTTCGATGAGATCGAGGACGATTATTTTGACGACGATTTTGACGACGATGACGATTCGTATGACGAGTTGAGTGTATAATCGGCGAAGAAAAAACGGGGCGTGGTTTTCGAACTATGTCACAGTCTTGTGTTTAGATTGTGAGCAATTTGAGGGAAGATATGAAAAATTTTGTATCAGTGACGGCAAGAGGTGAATTAATTTTACAAGACGAACCCGCGTCCGAACTTCTTATCACGGATGACGGTGAGATTTTGTCGGACAAACTGAAAGCAGGCGAACGACTCGGCACAATGCTCGAACGTAAGCGCAACGAACTCGGAATGTCAATCGAGGATCTGGTTAAAGAATTACCGATCCGGGAAAGCGCATACAAGGGGATCGAGGACGGATACAATGTCGCTCCCCCTGATGACGTAATCGAGGCAATTGCCGAGGCTTTGAAACTTGATCCTGACGAATTGAAAAAACTCGCATCGCTCGACAAGTCTGATCCTGTGACATATTATCCCGAACCTGCCGGATATTAAACAATGAAAAAGCAATTGAAAACTCATCTCGACAATTTGAAACTGCTCTCGGTCGAAACAACGATCGAAATGCAAATCGTCGCCGGGGGTGTGAGGACTCAACATCCGTTTGTTGCTCTCGTCACATACGCGGGGAAATCAAGTGATCATCCGGTCGGCGGAACTGAAATGATCGACGGCGGACCGTATCGGGTTTTTATCCCGGCGGATCTTATGCGTCGCAAAATAAAGGAACTTGAAGGGTGTCCGGTTTTCGCCGAGGCGGAACTTGACTCTCACAACAAAACAAAATCTGTCGGGGAATTCACGAGTGCATGGGTCGAACCTATGGACACTCCCGACGGGCGCATCGTACTCGCATCGCGGGCATCGGGTTTGCTGTCACGAGATGTCAATCCCGAACTGGTCGACAAAATCATAGCGTCAGCGCGTGATCAGAAACTCGGCTTTTCGTATGATATGAAAAATATTCATTTCACACTTGAAGCGCATGAGGTGTTCCCGGAAATCAAGGTCGTGAAAGTGATCGACTTTGCATGGGACGGGGCGACTATTTTGAGGCGAGATGTCGCCGCGTATCAATTCACGGAACTCGCCGCACGAGAAAAAGAAACTCACGCGGACTCACAAAAAGAGGTTAAGCAAAAAATGGACGAAAAAGAAAAACAAGCAATGCTCGACTCGATTGCGACGGCTGTCGCGAATGGTGTTGAGCCTTTAAGTGCGAAAATGAAAGAGATCGAAGACAAGGTCAACGGTCTCGCCGCGTCAAAAACCGCAAAAGATCCCGTCGAAAAAGTTGAGGCGGGCGAATCCGGTTCTCAAAAGATCGGGACAATCGACGAACTCGTCGAAGGTATCACCGCAGGACTCAAAACTGTGATCGATCCTTTGACTGAAAAAATCGATACTTTTATCACTGCATCGAAAGAAAAAGCCGAACCTGTCAAAGAGGACAAGGTCGAGGAAAAGATTGACGAAACAAAAGCCGAAAAAGCCGACGACGACAAAAAGGTCAAAGAGCCTGAAAAGGTCGACAGCGAATCCGGGTTTCGTACTTCCCTCGATGCCGCCTCTTTGATCCTGCTCGCAAAATACACAGACGAGAGTTTCGAGGACAACTCCGAGGAAATCACGCCTGATCAACTCAATGCCGCCTGTAAGAAAATCGGCGCGGACAAGAGTTTGAGCAAACAGGACAAAGACAAAATGATTTCGCTGTTGAGTCAAAAAAGGCGGGATATGCTCCGGCAGGAATTCCGTCAGGGACTCGCTCGATAAGCATCGCGTTTTTGTGAAAGGCAACGTTTAACAATTAAACATTTTTGAGGTGCAGATATAACATGAATAAGCAAACATTACTCGCTCATCTCCAAACCCTGAAAGCATCGGGGAAAACTGATGTCAAAACAGACATCATTGTCAACGGTGCAGAGGCGGGGGCGGCTCTTGAGGGTGATATTCAATCCCTGCTCGCTTCCGCGCAGGCTGGAACTCTCCCGTATGGGCTGAAAGCGTCAACAACATTTTCAAACGGTGCGATCCTGATCGACGAATATGACAACATGGTTTTCGACGACCTGCGTCGGAATTTCCCTGTATGGTCACGAATCGACAAACGCCTCGCTCCGGGTGAAACAACAGGCGGATTCGATCAGACCGCTATTGCCGCCGCAAGACACGCCGCAGTGCGGACCCTGTCTTTCTCCGGTACATCTCCCACGAGGTCCGCAAGGACTCGCCGGGACATCAAAGCGATCGTCGCTGATCTGTCGTTCACAATGTTCGACCGTTCCGTGTATCAACAGCAAGGACGGAGATTCGGAAGTCTTGAACAAAAAGACATCAACGATCTCGTCAATGCCTGTTTGAACAGGTGGAACACGACATTCTACACAGGCGATGCAACCGGGACACCGACACAGTTCGACGGACTGCGGAGTCTGGTCACAGGTGCGGCAACTGTCGAGGATACAACCTCGATCGTTCTCGCGATCAATGACCGCATCACCTCAATGGTCAACAACACGACAAAAATGGTGAGACCGACCGCGATTTACTGCAACGCTGTCATTCAGTTCAGAATTGAACAGGAACTCCTGAAAATGGGACATAAACTCGTTTATGCTCCGATTCAGGTCGGACAGGCAGTTTTTCAGGTTGCTCAAATGTCAACCCCTGTCGGAATGCTCCCCCTGATCGTTGATCCGTTCAACGCCTCAGTCGCCGGGACTCCGACTGTGTATCCGACGTTCATCGTGAGCGAGGACAAGCTGTCTTGGCAGTATGTCGAGCCTCTCGGAGCGTCCGGTCCTGATCCGAAAACTTTCGAGATTTCTCTCGCGAATGATCTCGATCAGGAATACAAAACAGTGATGTTCGGTGCGCTGGAACTACTCGGCGGAACTTCTCATCACTATCGGCTGAACATTGAGGATCGCTCAACTGTTGTTGATCCTAGCGCGTAAGCGTTGACAGTGTTCCGTGTATAATATAAACAGGGCGGGCATTTCGCCCGTCCTGTTTTGATCAAAATCGATTTCGCATCGAAAATCAAAAGGTGGCACAAATGAAAAAGTTCAAGGTTTATCTCAAAGATCATTACGCGGGCGAAGTCACCGCGAAAACCGTGACAAAGTATGACGACGGGACAACGTCGTCACATCTCGACATTCTCAAAGTATTTCCCGAAGAGCATGAGGCATCGGGACAGATACTCGCTTATTTCGTCATCGCAACACCGGGACAACGTGACGCGTTGTGGTCTTCCGGGCTGGCGTGCAACCGCGCGTCCGCAATGGGACTAATTGCTCCGCCGCTGTCAAAGGGCGACGCGCCTGTCCTGCATGATGACCCGATCCCTGCACATCACAAAATCGGAGACGATGTTGAGATCGTCGACGATCCGTCCGACACTCAGGCATTTGATGACGAGTTCGAACTCGACATCGAGGACGAGGTCATCATGACGGACGAGGTCGAGACTCTCCCGGAAGAGGTTGAAAAACCCGCTCCCGATCCCGCTCCCTCTCCGACTCAGGAAAAGATCGCCGCCGTGGTGAAAATCGCTCCGCCGATCATGGCGAAGTTGAAAAAAGCGGGCATCGTCACAGTCGCCGACGCGGTTGACATGACGATCGAGGATCTCGAAAAGATTCCCGGCATCGGGAAATCGACATCCTCGCGCCTGTTCAACGCACTCAACAAATACAGGGCGAAAAAATAATCTTATGATCGGCGCGATCGTGTCGTATCACAATCAATCAGATACAATTGACGGGTGCATCAAATCGATCGAAAAACAATGCGAAACACTCGACTGTCGGGTGATCGTGTATGTCATCGACGACGCGTCCGCGCCGAAACTCTCTCTGTCAAAATCCCTGTACTCGCTCCCGGTTGCGTGCGTGCGAGCCTCTCACAACGTGGGGGTTCAGCGGGTGCGCAATTTTGGTTTTCATTTGATGAAAAAACACTCGCCGGAATACGTGATTTTTGTTGATGGTGATGTTGAATTCGCCGACGGTGCATTCTCGAAAATGAAAGCCGCGATCGAGACAGGCGGGGACGGTGTCGCGTACGCGTACGGACATTTTTCCCGGAGAGGTGCATTGACCGGGAGACAGGTTTCCGCGCCGTTCTCTGCGGAACGGTTGCGCCGATACAATTACATTTCCACGATGAGCCTGATCAAATACAACATACTGGCGAAAACTTATCCGCGACCGTTTGTTGAGGACGAGGATCGTTTTCAGGATTGGAGTCTCTGGTTGCGCCTCTTGAACCGAGGATATACCGGGGCATTCGTGAACTCGGTTTTGTTCTCCGCGTACTTTTCGGGGGACGGGATCTCGACAAACAGCGTCGTGGATTATCAGGAATGGCGGCGAATTGTTCATGAGCGATACAACCAAACTCAAAAAGGTGTTTGTTAATGCGTCCGGGGAACTTGTCGCCGGGGGTCCGGTTCGCAAGGTGTACTCGACGGACTGCGGGAATTATATCAACTGCACTCCCCGCGAAATCAAAATCCTCGAACGCAACAACCTGATCTGTCAACCTGCGACCCGCCGATTTGTTGACATTATTCTCATCAAGTACGGGCAACCCGAACTTGAAAAACAATGTATTGACTCGATCCGCAAACACACGGATCTCAACAAACACGTCCTCACCGATGTCGACAACAAAAAGATCGACAAAAATCTCGGTGCGATCTGGAACGATTTGATCGAGGCGAGTGAGGCTCCGTTCGTCCTGTTGCTGAACACGGACACAATCATCACCGGGGACGGTTGGCTCGACGAGTTGCTCGATGTTGCGTGCATCACACGCGCCGACGCTGTCGGACCGATGACGGACAAATGCGGAATCAATTATCAAGTCTGTGAGAAACCTGCTTTCCGACAACTGCGTTCGTTTCGAGAGGTGTCGCAACTCTCCGGGTTTTGTGTGTTGTTGAAAAAAGAATCTTGGGAGAGTGCCGGAAAGTTCCCGGAATTTTTCCCGTTTTACGGACAAGAGTCCGACCTGATGGACCGACTTGATAAAAAAATACTATGCAAAAATGTTTTCGTCCATCACCTCGCCGGGGGAACAATCAAACACACTCCGGGGAGAGATCAGGGAAAAGAGAAAAAGTTGTCTCTCGACGTGTACAAAAAGGTCAAGGCGTTCGACTTCAAATCGCAACGTTTGCTCGTCCTCGGATCGGGACAGGGAAACAAGTTTCCTCTCTGGCGGGGACTCGATCAAGGTTGTTCCGAGATCGTTCGCCGGGGCGGGAGAGCGAGACATATTTGTCTCGATGATCTGCACAATCAAGAGATGAGGGAAAAGGTCGAGGCATTCAGTCCGACCGCGGCTCTCGTGGTTTGCACGAACCCGACGAGGCTGATTGAAAGCGCGGACAGTATTCGCTCCCTGCGGTGTCCTGTCGGGCTGTGGCACAACGATCTCCGACCTGTGCATACAGAGTATCGCGCATTGAGAAAGTGCTTTGAGAGGCTGTTTTTATGCTGGCAATCGTCCCGCGGAGAATATGATCTCGATCAGTGGGAGAGGGAGATCGGCGCACCGACTCAATATATGCCGCAAGGGTCGGTCATCAACCCGTATTTGAGACAACCGAAAATCTCCCGGCGGGGAATTTTTATCGGGAATACAGATTGCGGGAAGTATCACACAGGGCGCAAAAAACTGTTCAAAGACTTGGGGATTGATGTCATCAATGAACCGGGGAAAAAACGATTGATGATCGAGCAACAATCTCCCGTCCTGTACAGGTCGGCGAAATTCTCGTTCGCGATGTCCCCTGATGTTCCGGGATACAACTCCCTGCGGATGTATAACGTCCTCGCATACGGGGGATGCTTATTCGTCAAGAGATTCGACGGTGTCGAGAAACTGGTCGCCGACGGAGAGGACGCAATTGTTTTCGACAGCGCAGAGGATGCCCGGAAAAAAATGAACATTCTCGACAATGACCTGTTCACGAGAGAACGAGTCGCCCGGAGCGGCTGGCGATTACAACAAGCAAAACATACGGGGCTGTGGCGGATGCTCAATATGACGCATTCGTTGAATACAGGTGATTATTCTTTTTGGGGTGAATTATGATCAAAATCAATTTGGGGTGTGGACGAAAACGGTTTCACAAACAAGGATACATCAATATTGATGTATCTCCCGGATGTGAGCCGGACGTTTTGCTCGACGTTGAACATGACCCTCTCCCGTATGCGGACAACACCGCGACGGAGATTGTCGCGGACAACCTGTTCGAGCATTTCGAGGATCTCGTGTTTGTCTTGAACGAATGTCATAGGGTTCTCATGATGGGCGGCAGATTATGGTTTCGTGTACCTGCGGCGGATCGGTTTGAGTATGCGACAGAACACGCGCCGCACGGTGTCGACAAGCGAAACGAGGCAATCAAAATTGTGATGTGGGGAGCGTTCCGAGATCCGACACACAAAAAGTTTTTCTGTGAGGGGACGTTCGACTATTGGAACGCAGAACATCCGACGTTCAAAAATTACGGCGGACCCTCTTATAATTTCAAACCGTGGACGGTTGATCTGAAAGTCACACACAACCCGTCGAACGGTTTGTTTTTTTACGATGCGATGCAGTTCCCGGTGAAGGTGTAAACCCCTGTTTAACGCGTCGAGGATCGCTCTCACGCGACTTTTGAAAAAGGTGAATACAAATGAGTCAAGGCAAAATGTTCGGAATCATACTCCCGCATATGCGGGCATTCGGCGGAGTCCGTCGGTTTCTGGAAATCGGGACACATCTCACACAACGCGGGCATCAAGTGATTTATTTTGTCGGCGAAAAATCTGATCTCTCATGGTTTGGGGACAAGGTTCGACCCCGTGTTCGTTCGTGGAATGAAACCCCGTACAATGTTGACATCATGTTGATCGGCGATCCGACTCCGCAGTGCGTGAGCAAATTGACTCACGTCGAGGCTCACACTCAGGTTTTCCTGTGGGTCATCGCGGGGGGAGAATATCTCAATATGTACCGGAGCATTTACAACATGGAAAGCGAGAGACTGCATTTCGTGGTCAACAATCGCGTGTTCCTGAAATATTTCCCGAAAGCGCATATGTGCGAGGGGGGAGTGAACACGCGACTGTTCCGCCGGGGGCGGAAATTAAAGGTCGGATATTACGCCGGGAGAGGTAAGTCAAAGGGCGAGCCGGACATTGTATCCGCACTCTCGGATTTGAAAAGCATCGATTTAATCCCGATACAGGGAAAGACGAGTCACGAACTGGTCAAGGTTTATCAAAATCTCGATTATTTTGTCTCGTGGGAAACTCGTGAGGGTTGGTCAAACACATCCGCCGAGGCTCTCGCCTGCGGTGTTCCCGTGGTATCAAACGGAGTCAACGTCGAGCCGTTCGAAAATAGGGTCATCGTTGTCGGCGATCTCCGTGCATTCTTTCAAGACCCGATGCGTGATTTTTCATGGGGAGAAACGACAGACAAATTGATTCATATTTTTGAATTGACGGGGGCGTTGTGATGTTTGAATTCGTCAACATAATCACAGAGGACGAGTCGAAAGCGTGGATTTTGCGAAGGTGTGCGCGGGAGATACAGAAAAAATATCCTGAGATTACGATCAACGGATCGCCGAGACCCTTGACGTATGTGATCAATTACGCGTTGCACAAAAACGCGTCGGGTGTCACTGTCGGGCATTATACTCATCTCGAAGAATCGGGCGTGTTTCGGAAAAGGTTCATCGACACGATCCCGTTGTTTGATTATTATGTCGCGATGTGCAAAAAGACGGCGGGGCTGTTGCTCGAACACGGCGCAGATCCCCGGCGAGTTTCTGTCGTTCGACAAGGTTGTGACGAGAGGGTGAGAAAAGAACCTGTTTTCGGCATCGTCGGGCGCACGTATCCGAGCGGGCGAAAAGGTGAACACTTGGTCGAAAAAATGATCGCCTCGAATTACAAAATAAAAGCGTGGGGGCGAGGTTGGAATGTGGACGACACAATAAGCGATTTTGATGCTTTACCGGATTTTTACCGGGGGATTGACTATCTCGTTGTCACAAGTCTCAACGAGGGCGGACCGATCCCGGTGATCGATGCGATCGCCGCAGGTGTCCCGGTGATTGCGCCTGATGTCGGTTGGTGCTTTGAGTTTCCGGTGATCCGTTATGATGTCGGGGATTGGGAGTCATTGAACGGCGTGTTGATGAGATTGACGAATCCGCCGACGTGGGATTCGTGGGCGAAAGCGCACGGGAAAATTTTTCACGCAATAGGGCGAAAAGAGGGTTTGATATAATGGCGAACACATTGTCGGATTTTGTAACGGATGCGGACGTTGCCGCATATGTCGCAGATATTAAAACAGTCGACGCGTCGAACATGGCGCAGTACAGGACAGCGCAGGGGATCGACGCGTTGTTCAAAAATGAATTGAAACGACCGATCGTCTCCGCAACGTATACAGAATTACTCGACATTCAGCGCGAGCAAAGTTGGCACGGACAGATTACTCGTCCCGTTGCGATCCTGCGCCTGTCACATTATCCGGTGACATCATTCACCTCTCTCGAACAGGTGGACTCATTTGACACGGACGGATCGGTCTTGTCGACATCGACGATCGCGAAATCCGAGTATCAGGTTGATCTCGAAGCGGGTCTCGTGAGGTTGGTCGGACAGATCCCGAATGCTGATGTCATGGCGCAGGTTATGGGGGGAAATTCTCTCTGGTCTTTCCCGGCGGGTGTTGCATCGATGCGGGTGATTTATGTCGCAGGGTTCACGGCGGAGACAATGCCAAACGATCTCAAACTCGCGTGGTTGATTGAGTTTTCGAAATATTGGACGATGCGTCGGACTGATAAGTGGGCGGAATCCTCGGTCGAGACCGGAGATGTCGGCGGAACATTGCAACTTGTCCGGGCGAAGTTTTCACCGGAGACTGTCGCGATCCTGAGATCATTCGGGAAAAAACCGATTCTTTCCGCGAGAGGTCCGTACTAATGTCAAAAAATGTCGCTCCGAAAACAGTTGCGATCGTTCAAAAGATCATCGACGAGGCTGTTGTCGAATGGCAGAAAACCGCGTTTCTCACGATCATGAACGAGATCAAAATGAATCTGACGGGGCGCGTGTTGAAACGGGATTCGGGAACGTTGATTCAAAACGTCTCCGCGATGTCCCGGATATTCAACAACGTGATCGAGATTTCCGTGACGGTCCCGTATGGTGAGGCGTGGGAGAAAGGTTGGGCGAGAAAGTCGTATTTTATCAAACCCGTAAAGGCAAAGGCTCTCGCATGGGGCGGATCAAGACCCGCGCCGCCGAGAGCAAACAAGACACTCAAACCGAATCAAAAGTTTTTTTCAAAAGGACATTTGATTCCGCCTCGCTGGTTTAAGGCGCGACCGTTTCTCGAACCTGCGATCAACTCGACAAGTGACGAGGTGCTGAGTCAATTACAGCAACAGTTGCAAACGACGTTTGATCAACGTGTGCCTCAATGGAAAATTACGATTGACGCGAGGATCATATGAGCCTAAAAACAGCAATGCAAAAAGTCATCACCGTGTTCAATGCGGACGAGGATCTGACGGACGTTTTCGGTGAAATCTCAAACGAAGGGATCACCGAGGACGCGATCGGCGGACCGTATCCGGCGACGTATCTCGAACAAAGTACAATCGCCCGGAAGTATGCGACGATCATCCCGGTGACTCCGACCTCAATCGAGTCCGATGTTTACCTGTTGCACGTTTTCCACGTTGACGGTGTCACGACTGCGGAGACGATGCGAGATGAGGCGGCGGACAGAGAACAGACAATCGTCAATTTTATCGAGGAAAACTCCGCCTCGCGTACATGGGAAAACGACGGAGATCAGGGGTTCAAGGTCGAGTGTGTCACAACTCAGTGGTATATTGTCCCGAATGCGGCTGTCGCCGCGTTCAGAATATTAATGAGGTTTGGAGCATATGGACCTTAAAAATTTAAAAGTGAACGAAATTTTGAGCATGGTTGATTCGGGTGAACTCGATCCCGTCATCACACTCACAAATGAAATGAGCGGGAAAAATAGGAAATCACTTGTCACCGCTCTTGAAAATCGCATCGATGTCGCCTCGCCGAATGATGATCTCGTATTGTCAATCGTGGAAGAAACCGAAGACAAACCGCTAATTTTACCTGTGGACGAACCCGATCCGGTTTCGCCTCAAACGACCGAGGACGGGGAGCCGCTCGCAGGTGATGACGTGCGTTTTGTTTTCGCGTCACACGCGCCTGATATAGTTGAGATCCGAGGCACAAAAAATTGTACGTTTGACAGGCACGGGTCGCCTCAACATACCGTCTCGCTTAATTACTGGCGGGGGGTGCTGTCGCGTACGGGTTTATTTATTGAGACAGATTAAAAAGAGGTGACAATATGGGAACTGTTCATTCAAGAGAATATGAACAAATTTTCACACTTTACAAGCAACCCGACATTGGAACAGAGGTTCTCGATGCGAACCTCGACAAACAGAGGTCGATCCGGTCTTTTGCGCCTGCGAAAGAGGTACAGGTCAACATCACCGACCGTCAATGGTACGGCAAAGGACACTCGAATCCGACGTTTGTCGACACGATTCAAAAACGTATTCAGATCGACGGTCAAGAGAGGTCGGCAACCGATCTCGAATTGCTGTACGCTCTCGCGTACGTGATGGGAAATGTCGTCACGACACAACCCGACTCCGCGTCGAAACCCCTGCAATATCAACACGTCATCACATGGCAGGATCTCAGCACGAACAAAGAGGTGCTATATACGAGCATTCACGAAAAGTTCGGATCTGAGATTGATCATAAGATTGTCGGAGCGTACATTTCATCTTTGACGCTCACCGGGAATCGGGATGATCACGTCCTGTTGAACTGGAACGGCGGCGGACGAGAGTTCGACACATCCGGGACAGTGACCTCTCCCGGTCTGACGACCGCGAGTTTTTTCAAAACACTGTTCGGGACAGTTGATTTCGGTGTCGCAGGATCGGCGGCGGATATTTCCGCCGAGGTGTTGAACTGGAATCTCACGATTTCACAAAACCCGCAATTGATGCACTTAATGGGGAACACTTCCGGCGAGGAAAAACTCGTCTCTCGTGTCCTGATCGGTGATCAAACTGTGTCCGGTTCGGTGACAATCCTCGTCAGTTCAACTCATCGGAACAGGTTTCTCAATGAGACAACGTGCGAACTCGTTCTCACACTCGGCTCGCCGGATACAGTCAACAGCGACGCAAAGAGTTGTGAGATCCGGTTATACAACGCGCGAATCTCCGACGAGAACATTTCCGAGGATGGTCAAACGATCGCGTACACGATGAATTTCAACGAAGACTCTGTCATGAAAACGGATTCCGACGAACACATTCAGGTGACAATGATCACTGACATCGACGCGTCCGAATTACTGGTCGACGGTTCAAGTTAAAATTCAAAATCAAGCGAAAACACGGGCGGATCTCTCCGGGGGTCCGCCTTTTTTTGTGTCCGGTGTCAATTGCCGGGGGTGCAATCCCGAAACCCCTGTTTAATTCGACGAGGATCGCTCACAGTCGACGATCGGTGTGATGTCCTTGTGTTAGTATTCGGATCAATTAGAATCGATTCTCGCGTCATATTTGAGAGGTATACTTTCACGATGCAACAGAAACTCGCCGTGATTCTCCCGACTCGCGGGGCGATCTCGTCAAAAACAAAAGAGGCGATCGATCGCGAACTCTCCGACACACAAATCCCTCATCGATTTTTTTACGCGCACGGTCTCCCGATCCCGGCGAGCATGAGCGTTCCGACAAAACAGGCTCTCGCCGATCCTGAGATTTTTGCGCTCTGGTATATCGAAGAGGATGTCATCGTTCCCCGCGGCGGATTGTCGGCGATGCTCGACGAGAGCCGGGGAGAACACGCGGGAGTTGTTGCGATCAATTATCCCCTGAGACAGTTCGGGGGAGTGTCCGAGGGTTGGTTTCGTCAAGGCAAAAAATCGAAAGGTGTTCGCACATGGGTCGGTTTTGGTTGTACTTTAATTCGTCGAGATGTTTTCGAGAGGCTCGCAGAAAATGGGGTCTCTTGTTTTTTCAAACCTGTGTCTCTGGTTGCAGTGCATCGGGGATCGTCGACAACATCCCGGACGTTGCAAACGGTCGATCGCCCGGAGAGGTACGGGGGACACGACGTTTTCTTTTGTCACATCGCTCGCGAGGTCGGGTTTGACATTTGCGCAGTCCCCGGAATGATTGCGAAACATGAAAACCTGCCGATAACGGGCGAATATCGCTCCCTGTGCGACTTTTGAGGTCATGCCTTTGTGCTACTATTCAGGAAATATTCGATCGATTACAGGGCAAATATGAGCAAAAAAAAGCTGACGTTGGTTGTCAATGCGCGGAACGCGTATGATAACAAGTTGTACTATGGCGACGAGGAAATTGATACAGGTCAAACAGGATTGAGATTCACGATCGATCAATCCCCGGCGAACAAAAGGACGGCATATTTGATCCGAACAAATCAGGTCAACGTCGTTTTTTTGCAGGACGACTGCCCGGAAGAATATCAATTTGACAAGATCGCCGCCGCGTTCGGTGACGTGTCAAAAATTGCGAAATTGTCTCCGAGGTGTGAGATGATTCAAATATCTCCGCGCGCGTGTGATGGTTGTCCGAGAAACCCGCGTCGGTGAATTTTAACAGGGCGTTTGTATCGTCCATATAAAAGCCGCAAATACAAAAAATGCTGAAAGCGGCAAAAGTAGGAAAGAAACAAAATGAGCAAAAAGCAAACCGCAGACACACAGGGGGTTCGCAAACTTGACAAAATGAGTCTCGAAACCGATGAGATCACGGTCGAAGAGTACGAAAAAAGTTTTGCGAATGGAACATTTGAACTCGCACAAGAGGAATTAATTTTTCCGCTTACCGTTGAGGATTCCGGGGTCGAACACGTCCTGTTCGCACACATGACCCCGTACACACACAAAGAGGGAATCGAACTCTTTGACGCAATGGGAATCAAATTCAAGTTCGAGGGTCGTGAAAAACTCACAACCCGGACCGGACTCAACGAAAAAACCCGACCGTTTTTCTGGTCACATTTCAAAAGCCTCGTCGGGGTCAAGAAACCCGTTTTCGCGGACACGGAAAAGGAACTCACCGCGAGCGAGGTCGAGGCTTATCTCGACGGCGATCTCGATGCGGAAGTCGTCGAGGTCGCTCTCTCACGCGAAGAGCAGGAACAATACATCCGGGACAACCCCGCAAAGAGAATCGAAGAGGCGGCAGTCATGCAGGGGTTCGGCAATTTCAACATCGACGTGATGACCGCACGCAAAACGTCCGGGTTGCTGATCGGCGGGCGAAATATAAACAAAATCGTCGGTCACGTTTTCGTTTACGATCCCGAATCTGGGAATCAAAAAATCAAAGTCAAAATCGGATTTAAAAAGGATTCGGAATTCAATTTCCGTCGATTCCTGACAGCAACCGGACAGAGTGAGTTGCATCGCAAATCTGAGGAATGGCAGAGGATCGAAGATTACAAAACGATCCTTGACATCGGCAAAAGCGAGATCCTGTTCGCCGAGGGTTACACTATCAACGGCAAACCCTGCACAGAGGAAAACAAAAACGAATGGGTTGACCTCTTTCCGTTTTGGCATTTGCAGGCGTGCGTCAATGACATTTACAGCCGGGGCGCAACAGTAAAAAACGGATGATCGCCGAAATTTTCGTCCCCGCGCTCCGAGCATACTTTGAGCGCGAGGGCGGGGATTTTTACGGCGGAAATAATTGTCCCGATGAGGGGAGTTTTTTTGAAATGTACGAGGCTCTCGGAGATCGAGAAAGACAAGAGAGAATCCGGGAAGACTCGCCGGGAGTTCATCATTGCTCGATGTTGAAAGTCTCGGCGAACGCGTGCATCGGCTGTCAAAAAAACCCCGTCCGGGAAAAGTCTCCCGAAGACGTTCGACGTGATCGGGAAGTGATCGAGGAAAACATCCCGGTCCTCGAACACATGATCGCGATTTGTGAATATATTCGCATGGGGTTCGTGTATGATTTGAAAGAGATTTCGCCCGATGAGGCGTTTGCTTTGCGCATGACGTGGCGAGAGATTACGGGAAGAGAACGCGCAGAAAATGCGCAAATGTCAGCATTGAGGGGGTTGACAGGTTGATCCGGGGGCGGATTGAGATTTGAGACGTGCCGAATGTAATTTATACAATCAAAGCCGACTCGACATCGGGAAAACAGGCTCTCGGTGATTTCGGTGCGGCGCAGGACAAAGTCGCCGCAGGCGCAAATAAAATTGAGGGCGCACTTGTAAAGACGCGGAATGCCGCGCAACAGTTCGGTGCAAAACTCAAAGGCGTTCAGTTCCCGAAAAAACTGTATACGGAATTTCAGCGTTTACAGGCGGTTATTCACGCGAACAACAAGGCGATCGGAGAATTCGGCGCAAAGATGAAAAGTGCCGGGGGGAGCATCCGGGGATTCGGCGCAGAGGTGTCGGCGTTGTCGGTTGCCGTCGGTGCTGTCGGTGTCGGGACGGTGTACGCCGCCGCTGATTTCGAATCACAATTCACAAAGATCAAAACCCTCGTCCTCGGAGTCAACGCCGACACTCGCGACCTTGAGGAAAGTGTCAAACAACTCGCCGTTGCGACAGGTGTCGGTCCGAAGGAACTCGCCGACGCGATGTTCGTTGTCACCTCTGCGGGTGCTAGGGGCGCGGATGTTATGGACATCCTCACGCGTTCCGCGAAAGCATCCGCCCTCGGACTCGGAGAAACGGAAACGATCGCCCGTGCTGTCACGGGTGCAATGCAGGCGTTCTCGGCACAGGGACTCACCGCGGGCGACGCAATGGACACACTGGTCGCGACAGTCCGAGAGGGAAATCTCGAAGCGTCCGACCTCGCCGGATCTCTCGGTCGTGTCGGTGCGATCGCGTCTCAGGCGGGACTCTCGTTTCAGGATGTCGGCGGATTTATTGCGTCATTCACTCGTGCGGGTGTAAGTGCCGAGGAATCCGTCACCGCGTTGAGAGGTGTCGTCGGCGGGTTGCTGAAACCTGCGGAACAGGCGCAAGAGGCATTCGCCGCGTTCGGAACAACTGCGGGAGCGGTTCGAGATACAATCAAGAAAGAGGGTCTCGCCGCCGCAATGAACGGACTCATCGAGTCAACCGGGGGGAATTCCGAGGCTATGGCTCAATTGATCCCGAACATCCGCGCTCTTGCGGGTGTGTTGTCAACTGCGGGCGCACAGGGTGAGAGTTTCGCCGCGATCGAGGACAACATCAAACACTCGACCGGAATCCTCAACGAAGGGTTCGACCTGTTGCAGAAAGACGCGTCGTTTGCATTCAAACAAATCGTCTCTGAATTAAAAGTCGCGGCGATCGAATTCGGTGCGAATTTTCTCCCGATCGTCAAGGATTCGGTTCTCCCGGCTCTGAAATCTTTTGTTGAGTGGTTGAGTAAAATTGCGAAAGTATTCGGGGATTCTCCCCCGTTTGTGCAAAAACTCGTCCTCGCGCTTATGGGATTGACTGTTGCGATCGGTCCTCTGTTGCTCATCACCGGATCTCTTGTCAGTGCTGTCGGCACATTGACGACCGCGTACGCGGCGGCGACAGCGGGCGGGGGTCTGTTTGCGACATCTCTCACCGCGATCTCTGCGGCGGCTCTCCCGGTTGCGGCTGTCATTGGGACGGCTCTCGCGGCGGTTGCGATCGGTCGGTTGATTGGGAGTCTTGAGGTTTCCGGGCGTTCGATTGATCAGTGGATTCAAAAATGGCGGGGTCTCCCGGATGTCGTCGCAAACGAGGCATCAATGGTCAGCACGACGGAGAAACTCGCGAAGGTGCTGAAAGAGGATTTCAACGTCGTAATCGAAAAAGGCTCGATGTCGGTCGAGGAATGGTCGAACAAAGTCGGTCAGGCGTATCTCGCCGCGAAAAAACAGAAAGAAGAGACCGAGGAACTCGCGAAGGTGACGAAAGAGAACACCGCGGCGGAAGAGATCGCGACGGCACAAAAGGCGGCTCTCGCAAAAGAGACGGAGTGGTTGACCGGGGCAATTGAAGCCGCCGAATCTCAGTTCGAAAAACTCGGCGGGAAAGTCCCGGAGTACACACACGAACTCGAAGACTATCAGGCGGTTGTTCATGCAATCGCTAAAGAGGAATTGCCGGATCTCGACGCGTCGTTTGATCGATCAATTGATGCGTGGCAAAAGGCACAGGACGAGGTTGACAAACTCAATAAGGAAATGGACGATTTCGCGGAAAAGGTTGATATTATTGCTGATGACAAAATCCCGAATTTTGTGACATCCGTCGGAAAAATACCGGAGAAATTCAAAGAGTCATTTACCGACGTGAAAAAAACAACCGAGGGATTCGCCGCGGATTTTACAAACTCGGTTTCGACAGTCGTCACGAATTTTTCGCAGGCGGTCGGTGACATGATTTGGGAATGGGAAGGGTTCGGAGACGCGCTGAAAGACATTTCGAAAGAATTCATTTCGTCCCTCGTCTCAATGTTTGTCGAGTCACTGTTCAAACCTGTAATGGAAGGGATCAACGGACTGTTGTCCGGCTCGTCATCCGGCGGATCGGGGGGGATACTCGGCAGTTTATTCGGCGGATTTAAAAACTTGGGACTCGAAGGTCAAATCGGTCTCGGTGCGGCGGGTGCGATGCTTGGATTTATGACGTGGCTGAACAGCAAACCGATCGAACCGAACGGGAAAATGCCGATGGGTTCGGGATACACTCAACAGATCGAGGGGACGGATGTCATGTTCGATTATGGGTACGCGGGAGCGTCCGGGTTGATCGGAAATCAGGTTTATTCGAACGTCCCGGATCAAACAATCAGTCCGCAGGAACTCGAAAGCATGGGACTCAGTCCGTCCGATGTGGGAATGGTTGGGTTTGATTCGTGGGCGGATTTTTACGACTCACAGGAACAGGCAACCGCGGCAAATATTGCCGGGAAAAACGCGACTGAGACCCTGACATCGGCTCTCGAAAAAATTACTTACACAGTCGACGATTTCGGTGAGGCGTTGAAAACATCACTTGACCTCGCGATCGCGACCGGGAAAGTCTCAACTCAACTTGAAAAAGCATTGACCGGAACAGGGGTCAATATTGAGGCTCTCAAAGAGAACGCACTGACGGCGAAAAATATGTTTGATGCGTCGGAACAGTTCGCCTCGTTCGTTGGGGCGTTGAATCAACAGTTGCCGCAACTTGATCTCGGTCTCGAAGAATTCCTCGCGACAGGCGTGATGACCGACACACTGAAAAAATACATCACCGATCTCGGCGGAGATCCTGCGTTGTGGGCGGCATATTCGGGACTGTTCGACAAGGTCGCTGAAAATCAGGGATTCGTCGACGCGGCGGCAAACGGCGGAGTCATGGCGGGGGTCGATTATGACAACCTCGCGTTGACTGTCGCGGACCTGATCGCAACAGACCCGGAAGCGCAACAAATCGTCGCTGATTTGATGACGGACGCGGCGAACCTGTCGGTCACTGCCGAGGAAAGAATGCAAGAGGCGGTCGACTCATTTAAAGAGGCTGTCGAAACATTTGCAGATGCAATTTATCGGAAAGAAAATCCGCGTGCGCCGTATTATGAGGCGGTGAACACAGGTCCGACACGTACTCGCCCGGAAACAACGGGGAGTACAGGGACGAGTTCAACATCGGACGGTCCGTCGATTCCTCGCCCGACAAGAGGGGGAGATGTCAGCGTCAACGTCACGATCGACTCTCCGATCACTGTCGAGGGCGCGGGTGATCTCACCGAGGAAAACATCGAGAGGTTGGCGCGAGGATTCCGCAAGGTTCTCGATGTCAACGCCGGGGGAATTGCTGACAAGGTTGCGACAACGGTCGAGACAACACTGCGCGGAAGGGGTTCAATATAATGGGATTTCCTGCTTATCTCTCCGAGGATTTGCTCGCGGGCATTGATTTCGACACGGATGTTTCATCGAGTTCCGAGGATTCGGACTATCCTCTCGAAAATCTCGCTGACAGGAATCCGGCGAACGTGTTCAAATTCGAGAGTGCCACGAACGGATACATCGAATTTGATTTCGGATCAACACAGTCAATCAACACGATCGCATTGTTGAATCATTCGTTTGATTCCGGGGACAACATCACAGTCAAGGCGGGAGCCTCTCCCGACCCGTCGACAGTGATCGCGACTTTTATATACAGGGCGCGGGACATGGTCGCTTTTTTGTCGACTGCGGAGTCCGCGAGGTATCTGCGGCTTGTATGGTCGGGAGCAACAGCGGCTCACTCGATCGGGGAAATGGTTGTCGGAGAAAGCGTCACATTGTCATCTCAATTTTCGCAGAGAATCGGGTCACAGACTGTTGAGAAAAAGATTCGCCGGGAAACTCCGAGAGGGGTCAAATCCTCTTTCGATTTGTATTGTCTCGAACAGAGGGAATATTTGTTCCGGGAATTGTCAACGACAGAAAAAAATGCGTTTCGAACAATGCACGAGTCTCTCGGCGGGGACAGGTATCCGATGCTCTGGTTGCCGAATGTTTCAACGTCAGAGGTTTTGTACGGATACAAACAGGAAAATTTCGAGGCGCGAAGTGTGAACCATCACCGTTGGGAGTATATTTTATCGATCACCTCGGCGAGCCGGGGCGAATGAAAAAAGGACATCATGAAAAAAATATTTTATCTATCGTTTATTTTTATTGTCATTGTATTCGGGGGCGAGGTTTTCGCTCAAAACAAATCGATCACGTTACAGTGGACGAACAGCCCGACTCCGGGGGTTGACGGATACAATCTTTACAGGGCGGATCATGTTGTTCCCGAATTCACAAAGGTCAACACCGAACTCATTCCGAGCGATCCGGCAGGCAAAACTGAGTTCACAGACACAACTGTCACTTATGTCAATAGATATTATTACGTTTGCAGAGCCGTGATTTTGTGGGCTGATGAGGACACCGGGGAATCGGGAGAGGTCGAGAGCGTCAACAGCAATCAGGCGACGATGTATCTGTACCCGCCCGCTCCGAATCCGCCGACCGGATTAATAAAAAAATCCTCAACGCCCTCGGACTTTTGAACTCCGACGGCACGAGAAAAAGGTACTAAGCAACAGAGTTCCGAAAATATTTTGAGATACCGATGAGCAAAAAAACACGAGATCAAAAGAGAAAAGACCCGGACGCAACAATCCGCGCACGAGTGCCGATTCCCGGCAAACGTTCGCAGGAATACGTTCAGCACAAGGACGGTCGAATTGAGCGACGGTGTTATGCTCCGCACAACCCTCACTATTATCAAGACGAAACGGGGGAAATGCGTCCGATCGAGGTGTCTTTCAAAAAGGCGGGCAAGGACAGCAAGGGCAAAAATATAACACTGTTCGACAAAAATGTCGCGTCCGTTGGTCTGAAAAAGGGAAAGAAAAAATATCTCGGAATCCGCCCGGATTTCAATCAAAAACTGAACAAGGAATCCCTCGAATTTGATCTCGAATCCGTGCAGTTTGACGGGGTTGATGTTGATCTCGATTCCGAGGATCTCTCGTTCATAATGACGAGACAGCGGTGTCGGCAACTTGTCCCGGTCACACGTCCGATCTCATCGTTTCGAATCGAGTTCAAGTTATACGCGAAGGGACTCCGCGTCGAACACAACAAGGAACTCGACGAATTCTGGTTTTATTCAGTCGACGACGGTGCGTTCAGGTTCAGGATTCGAAAACCTGTTTTGACTGACGGGTCCGGCTCACTGCACGATTTCGGCACAGGGAGCGATCACTCACATCTCACGAGTCACTCACTACAGGACAACGGCGACGGCTCGTTCACATACATCAAAGAAAGCACGCCGGGATTCGCAAACGCAACACTCCCGGAAAGTGATCTCTGGATTGATGCTGACACATATTACTCAAACTCGTCCGACGGCTCAATAAGTCTCAACCGTGCAGGGTTTAGTTGGTCAACTACACGCAGTCACACAGGGACATATGCGTCAGTGGACGATACAGACCCGGACGAGGCGACGGCAATGATGGGGGGGTATAGTACCTCATCATTGCGATATTACATCTCGCGTTCGTTCATGCTGTTTGACACATCCGGCGCGAGCAGTCCCGCGTCCGTTTCCCTCTTTGTCAGAGGTTACAATTACGCGGAAAAAGACGCGACCGTACAGCAGGGAACACAGGGGACATCATTATCAAATTCGGATTACAACAATTTTTCCGGGTCCGCGTGGGACTCCGTGTCATGGTCGACGGGATGGAATGAGTTTGTATTCAATGGGACAGGCATCGCCGCAGTCAACACGAGCGGCGACACAAAAGTTTGTCTCCGACAAAAAGATAATGATTATGACAACGTCGCGCCGAGTACAGCGTCGACGAACTACAACAGAAACGGCGTTTATTATGCCGAATCATCGAGTGACCCGTATCTGTCAATCACAGAGTCCGCCTCTGCGCCGACAGTTACAACGTCCGCCTGTTCCGCAACAACAGCGTCTCAAACTACCGGAAACGGGAACATCACCGCAACAGGCGGAGAGAATGCGACCGAACGCGGATTCTGTTATATGCAAGGAACATCGGGAGACCCGACAACTGCGAATGATACAGTTGCGGACACCGGGGGATCATACGGTACAGGGTCATTTTCAAAAGACATCACGGGACTGTCGTCCGGGACATCGTACAGGGTGCGCGCGTATGCCATAAACGGCGGCGGCACAGGGTACGGAACAACAGTCACCGTCCTCACGAAACCCGCCGCTCCGACAGGGGTCTCAGCGACCGACGGAACTCACGCCGACAAGGTTGTCGTTTCGTGGACGAAATCAACAGGCGCAACAGGTTATAAAGTATACGAAGGCGCGAATTTGCTCGACACGGTCGGAGATGTTGCATCGTATGATGACACCGCCGCCGCCGCACCGACTATCACGCCGGGGACGACTGTCGCGACCGACGGAACGCAAACCGCTCACGTTGCGCTCTCACTCTCCGGGGCATCGACAAACAACGGAGCATCAAGGACGTACAAGGTTGTCGCGGTGAATGCAACGGGTGATAGTGCGGAGAGTTCGACAGATACAGGATACAGGGGACCGGGAACTCTCACGTATCAATGGCAGAGATCCGCCGCCGATTCCGATGCGTCATATGGGAACATCTCCGGGGCAACATCCTCAACTCATAATGACACCGCCGCGCCTGCGGGCGTAATCACTCCGGGGACTGCCGCCGCGACTGACGGCGCACACACGGACAAAGTCGCATTGAGTTTATCTGGTCAATCCGTCGCCGACGGAGCGGGGAGATATTACAAATGCGTTTTGAACGCGACAGGTTGCACGGAGCAAACGTCAACAGCGAATCGAGGATACAGGGGAACAGGGTCTCTCACTTATCAATGGCAGAGATCCGCCGCCGACAGTGACGCGTCATATTCAAACATTGCAGGCGGAACGACTGCGTCGTATGATGACACGGGCGCACCTGCCGGGGTCATCACTCCGGGGGCGGCTGTTGCAACTGACGGAGATCATTCCGACAAGGTCGCTCTCTCACTCTCCGGGACATCCGTCGCCGACGGAGCGGGGAGATATTACAAATGCGTTTTGAGTGCAACAGGTTGTTCAGATCAAACATCGTCAGTTGATCGAGGATACAGGGGAACAGGGTCTCTCACTTATCAATGGCAGAGGTCCGCCGCCGACAGTGACGCATCATACAGCAACCTCGCCGGGGCGACAACAGCGTCTCACGATGACACCGACGCTCCCGAACCTGTGATCACTCCCGGATCTGCGGGCGCAACTGACGGAGATCATTTGACAAAAGTTGCGCTCTCGTTGTCGGGGACATCGATCGCCGACGGTGTGGGGAGATATTATAAATGCGTTTTGAATGCGACAGGGTGCGCAGAGCAAACCGCAACCGCAAATCGAGGATATACAGGCGCGGCATCTCTCACGTATCAATGGCAAAGATCCGCGGCAGACAGCGACGCATCATACAGCAACCTCGCCGGGGCGACCGGATCAACATTCGACGACACGACGATCCCGGATCACGAGGGGAGATATTACAAATGCGTTTTGAACGCGACAGGTTCAACTGAACAAACGACTGCGGTCGATCGCGGGTATAAAACAACTTATCCGACCGTCACCGATCTCGTCGCCTCTCTGATTGCTGATGTCTCGGCGTTATTGACCGCGGAAGTCACCGCAACAGGCGGCGGGGCTGTGACAGCGCAGGGGTTCGTTTGGAATCTCACAGGAACGCCGACAGTCGCGGACAATGTTGTCCCGGATGAGGGCGCAGGGTTGGGGGTATTCAGTGAACTCGTGACAGGTTTGACCGCATCGACATCGATATATTGCCGCGCGTACGTGACAAATGCTCTCGGCACGTCATACTCCGGGGAGATCCTGTTCGCGACAGCCGCGCCTCTGGCGGAAGGTTTCCCGGCGTATTTTGTCGACAACCTGCTCGACGATGTCGATTTTGACGACGTGACATCGAGTTCCGAGGACACATATTTCCCGCTCGAAAATCTCGCAAACAATGAGGCGGCGAAGGTGTTCAGGTTTGAGAGTGAGGCGAGCGGGTACATCGAGATTGATTTCGGATCGGAACAAAATTTTGATTTTGTGTCGTTGCTCAATCACTCGTTTTCGGACACGGTGACGGTCACGGTCAAGGCGGGGGCATCCGCAGACCCGTCGTCCGTCGTGATGACTTTGACACATCGTGATCTCGATATGTTCAAATACACACTTTACTCAACATCCGCGAGATACGTGCGGATCGCGTGGACGGATTCCGCCGGGGCATCGGTTCACAGTATCGGCGAATTAAAAATCGGACAGGTCGTTGTCTTATCGTCTCAATTCAGTGTGGGGTTTGTCGAGAAACTCGACGAGGGGAAACTCAGGCGATTGACACACAAAGGGGTGAGAGATTCGTTCGACCTGTACTCGCTGGACGCGCGTGAATATGAATTCGAAAATCTCAGCGCGTCACAACTCGCGGAACTCACGGAATTGCACGATGCCGTCGGGGGGGATAAGTACCCTTTTGTGTGGATTCCCGACATCGCAGAGGACGAGGTTTTGTTCGTAAAAAAATCAGGGGTTCATGAGAAACACAATGTTGATTATGCACATTACAGATCCGCGTTGACATTACGCGAAGAATCGAAAGGTGTTGAGGTGGTTGCATGACCGAGCAGGGACAAAATACCGATTTAATCCGCCGAGGATCGCTCTCAGGCGACGATCTCGAAAAGGACGTGTCATTGCATTCGTCAGGGTTTGGTACGCTCAAATCGCAACAAAAACAGATTTTCGCAGTGTTGCCGATACAGGATCAACGATCTCGCGAAAAGGTTTTATTCGACGACGGGTCAAGTGAACTCCGAATATATCCGACGCATCGTCCGCACTGGTACAAAGGCGACGACGGGAAAATGCTCCCGATCGACCTCGATGCGCGAGAGGTGATTGTCAACGATGACGGTGTCGAGACCGAAGTGTTCGAAAAAAATGTCGTCAAGGTTCGGCATAAACTCGGAAAGAGCCGGGAGAATTTCGTCAAGTTTCAAACGGACGAGGGGGAAGAAAGTCTCTCGTTCACATTGGATCACGTTGAGTTTGACGGGATCGAACAGGATCTCGCCGGGGGAGACGTGGGCGTTCATTCGAACCGTCAACGGGGGCGGCAACTGTTCCCGGTCACGGAGACCGCGTTCCCTGAAAAGAATTTCCGGGTCGAGTATTCCCTCTCTTTGAACAAACTCCGGGTCGAACACAAAGAGGATCTCGACGAATTCTGGTTTTATAGCACCGAGACCGATGCGTTCAAGTTCAGGATTCGCAAACCTGCACTCGTTGACAAGGAACACAAAATCCCGTTCAAGGTTGCAAAGAATTTCATCAAACACGGTTTGAAAAAGGTCGGCGATCGGGTTGTGTACTGCAAGGAATCAACAGAGGAATTCGATCGATCTCAATTGCCTGCCGAGTATTTCATCGATGCCGATACATATTACGCCGACACCGATGACGGGTATGTGTACTTAACACAACTCGTCAAGGCGGGCGGGATTTTTACATCGGGACAATGGGACGGAATGCGCACCGCATCAACCGGGACCGCCGCCGACGACACAAGTCAGGCGGGCATATACGGCGCGGGATCTGCGTTTGTTGAATATGATCAAATTTTAACGGCTGATTATGCGCACCTGTACAGGGGTTTCATCGCATTCAACACATCCGGGTTCGGTGACGAATGCACCGCGGCAACATTGAATGTTCGCGGATATTACAACTACTCAGGAAAAGTCGGAGTTTTCAAAGGCACACAATCGGTCGCGGGGCTGTATACGTCATCGTTCAACGACTACACAGGCGGACCGTTCGGGTCCGCAAATTGGGCGAACACTGTCAACTCGATCAATCTCGGAGTCAACGGAAAACTGTATATCAATACAGACGGAAAGACCGGATATTCAAAATTTTGTCTGCGTGATTATGATTACGATTACATCGGCGCGGAGCCGGGAAGTTCGTCATATAATTCCTCAAAAAATGGTTGTTATTTTGTTGACATGGCGGGGATCACGTATGACCCGTTCCTGTCCCTGACAGTTGTCAATTATCCGACACTGTCCTCTCCGACATATGCCTCTGTCGGACAAACAACCGCAACTCTCGGAGCAACCCTCGACAGCGCAGGCACAGGGACAGTCTCAGAGAGGGGTGTTGTTTGGAATACAACCGGGACACCGACAACCTCGGACAACAAAGTCGCAGAGGGCGGGACAAGTACGGGCGCATATACGGACGCAATCACCGATCTCCCGGCAGGAACGACAATATATTTCCGGGGATACGCGATCAGCGATGACGGGACAGGGTACTCGGCACAGGACTCATTCACAACAACAAAAGACATCCCGACGCTGTCCTCTCCGACTCACACAAACATCGCGGCGAACTCGGCGACATTGGGGGCAAACCTGACATCCGCATCCGGCGGCACTGTGACGGAGCGCGGGATTGTGTGGGATACGTCGACAGGACCGACAACCTCGGACAATAAGGTCGCGGAAGGGGGAACGGCGACGGGTGTGTTCACCGATTCAATCTCTGGACTCCCCGCCGGGACTGAGGTTTTTTATCGAGGATATGCGATCAACGAAGAGGGGACAGGCTATTCTCCCGAAGACTCTTTCACGACGAGCATCGAACCGACCGTTGAATCTCCGACCGTGACGGACATTCAAGACACGTCGGCAACTCTCGGCGCGACGTTGTCGAATGCCGGGGGAACAATCTCCGAGAGGGGGATTGTATGGAATACGACCGGAACCCCGACAACGAGTGATTATAAGGTCATCGAGGGGGGTACAAATGAGGGTGTATACACAGACACAATCATCAATCTCCCGACAGGTGTCACGATTTATTTTCGGGGGTATGCAATCAACGAGATCGGGACAGGATATTCGTCCGAAGAGTCTTTCCTGACCCTCGCAAAAATCATCCCTGATGACAACGACACGTATGTCAAAATCGCGTATCTCGATCTCCCGGACAGTTCAACAATGCAGATCAGCGACATCGGAATTCGGACTCCGACCGGATACATCGAGCCGAAAGTTTTGAGGTGGGGAACAATTGAGAGAGAGATCAACAAGCCGACAGGACTCCCCCGGAAAAGCACGTTCTCTCTCGAAATCGATGATTCCGACGGGACATTGCTCGCCCTGCGGCAGTCATACGTTTTCCGGGGACAGCGTCTCCGGGTTGATCTCGGTCCCGAAGACGGGAGCCTCGCGAATGAATTTCGAACCGTTTTCGAGGGAGTGGTCATCGAGGCGACAGCAACAAACAACGCGTCGTTTATTTTTCGTTTCTCGGATGTGACGTTCGACCTGTTCAGCAATGATCTCGGCGGGGAAATCACGGCGGACGATTTTTCGAACCTGCCGTCAACGCAAAAATGGAAGGTTGCACCGCTGATTTATGGGACAGTTGCAAAGACCGGGGGCGCGGTCCCTTGTCCGTATGTTGACACCTCGACGTACAAATTCGTCGTCGCGCGGCATCCGGTGAAAGAGGTTACAAATATATATGCTTATGGGGTTTTGCAGACCCTCACAACCGACTATACGGTCTCCGAGGCATCGGTGAACGGGGAGACGTGGACGTTTGTGACAATGGTCTCCGACCCCGAAGATTCGAGCAAATACGATCCGGCGATCATCACTGCGGACATCAAGGGGATCACGAACGACAACACATCGACCGGGACATTGCTCGAAAATCCG